GGAAATTTAACTCCATGTACTGCTTGTCCTGTTTGACCACTTTGTCTTCTAAATATTTTACCAGGAAATACTTTCATATCTTGACCAGGCACTAGCATTGTTTCATCAACATCAAATACTAGATTACCTGCAAGTGCTAAATTATCAATAGCCATTCTTGCATGACCATTCATAACCATTTGTGAATCTTCCATATTCTCTGGTATACCAACACCAAAAAATTGATATGGGTTTAATTCATAAGGACAAACTAAATAAGGTATTCTTGTTGGTGTAAATGGGTTCTCTACCATTCTTAAAACTTCATTACCACATATCCAAATATTTACTGCAATAACATCACCAGTTGCTTCGTATACTAAACCACATTCATCTGCAGTTTTTTTATCTATTATACCCCAATATTCTAAAACTTCAAATCTATTTTTATAAATAGTTTGTATATTTTCTCTATCATAAAGTGATGATTCAAATCCTCTAGTTTGATAATTAGGTCCCATCTCTAAACATCTTCTAACAGCATCACCATCAAACATTGGTTTTTCTGCTAGATCTTCAAACTGTTGTTTATTATAAGAGTGTCTTTGAATTACATAATCACAATCATGTATATTTGTAGCATTTGGATCTGGGTAAAAATCCCAACATGATACAGCTTCTATAGATGGTATACTTTTTACTTTTGTAATATGCACATTAGAAATATTACCTTCATCATCTTCTGATGTATCAAATGCATGATATTCTTTTAAATCTGTAAATGGTCCTTTTAATATTCCTGAACCTAATAATGTCATTTCAAAAAATACATGTCTAAGAATTGTAATAGCTTTACTTTCTTCTAATTGATCATGTATTAATTTTTGCATTGCTTCAGCAGCCATCTTTGCTGGTTCTATCTGTGGACTTTTTATATAAGATGGTCCTTCTTCAAAACCAACATTTTCATACTCTTGATTTAAATTTTTCATTAAATCATTTACTGTAGCACCAGGTGGTATATTCATACCATCGCCATTAAAACCATAGGGATCAGTCTGCCCTTGTTGCATAGGTTTTAAGTGTGCTTTCTCAGCTATCTCTTCTGGAACTGATGTAGGAAATACTCCTAATGGAAATTTACCTTGAGAAAATAAAACTTCTATAATTTGACCAAACGAAGCAAGCACTTTAGTTTTTGTTACTTTAACAAATACTCTAGACTTTTCATTTTCACGAAATGCCATTTCAGAGCCATATAGTCCTCTGTAATTTCTATAAGCCTTTAACCATCTTTTTTCATCATAGACTTTAGATGTTTCTGCTTGTTGAAATCTATCTCGGACTAATCCTATTAAAGGACTCCCTTCGGATTCGTATCCACCATTAGTTTTCTTTTCTTCTTCCATTAAAATTAGTAATCTCTTTCTTCAGCCATTCTAAAGATTGCTGGATCTACTTTTGACTTTGATTTACCTTTAGCATCATTACCATCGCCAGCCATATCACCTTGATTTACTTTTGAATTAGGATCAATCGCCATTGGCTCATTTGGAGCTTTTGGTGTATCTGGTGCTAGTTCTCCATGCATGTATCTTTTCATCATTTGGGTTTTCTCCTCTTAGTTTTTTTATTATTTTTTTTATTATATTTCTTTTTTTTAGTCCCTGCATAAATGACAGGTATAAAATTGCTCTTGGGTCCAAGGCTCATTAATAATCTTTTTCGTCAGCCATATTAAACAATGCATCCTGAACATGCTCTGATCCTGGCTTACTAGGTATAGTTGGATCATAGTCATACTCTTGATATTTTTTAGGTGCATGTAAAGAAAAGTCAATATTAGTATGTTCCCTGTTTGGCTGTTTGCCATCAGGTGCATCACTAAACTGACCTTGTTTAACTTTAGCTTTTGGATCAAATTTTGCTTCCATTGCTCTCTCCTATATTTTGATTTTCTTAATCTTTAATATATTTTTAGTGGGTATAGTTGTATGCCCACCGCCTTGTTTTATTTCAGTGTTTGATTCAAAATTAAAATCAGACATTAAAATTGTAACCTTTTCATCTTGTTTCATTAACCATCCAACTGTACAGCAAACAGCTGTAGTTGATTTTTTTATATCTGGTATATCAACCCAAATTGAATCAGCCACAATATCTTCCCACCAAGCGATTACTAAATCGTATGGAAAAATTTTTTTATTTATTTCTGGTAGTTTTCTTTTTGACACCTTTTAATTTACCAGAGTTCTCCATAGCATAAAATATGGCTTCACCTTTTTTCTTGCCATATCTTTTTGTCATAGATGTTTTAATTTTTTTACCTTTTTTATTTAGTGGCATTAGTATCCAAATTTATTATCAGCCATGTGATAGCTGTCTTGAGTAAAAGATGTTCTAAATCTTTCTGCAAATTTAGGATGTGTTGGTCTACTCATACATCCATAACGTAGTGCATCGTAGGCATGATCTTCTGCATATGTATCTACGTCTTCAGGGTTTTTCTTATCTGTTGGTAATATACCTAGAGTTTTAATTAAATTTACACAGTTTTTAAATATTCTAATACCTGGTTCTTTATCATTAACTCTTAATCTTTTATGTATTTCTAACTTACCATTAATTCTACTTTTAGGTGATCTATCTGATGGTCTCCATCTACAACCATTTTGTATCATTGTTTCTGCAATACTTGGACCTACATCACCTCTTTTTGCCCATGTACTAGAATCTAATACACCATAGTGTATGTACTCACCTTTTTCTAAATTTACTACTTGTCTTGCGAAATTATCTGCCGTAACCTTTTTGGTATATAGTTCTCGATATATCCAAAGATTATTGTTATAATCAACAGCGAACCATAAAACACAAGCAGGAGAAGAATAGCCCCAGTCAGCAGCACGAAATTTATACCAGCCTCTAGGTATCTCAAAAGGTTCAACCACATGGGTTGTTTTACTAAATTCTGGAAAAGCTGAGTCTTCATAGGCATCCCAATCTCCATCTAAAAATTGTTTACGTTGTACTTCAGGTAAAGATGCAAGCATGATATAATAATCATCAGTCTGCATCAGATAAGGATTATCTTGTAACTTAGCAGGTATAAATCTTCTAGTAATATATTTCTTTCCGTTGGGTGTATCTATCCCTACATCAAACGCTGTATTTGGTTCACTAGGTTCAACAAACATTTCTCGAACCCATTGTGATCC